TAAAAGTTTGTTCTTACAGAACTTTGCAGTAAATTGGGTACAAGCAGGTTATAATGTTGTATATATAAGTTTAGAGTTAAGTGAGCAGTTAATTAGTATGCGTCTTGATGCCATGGTAAGTGGTTTTGGTACTAAAGAAATAATGAAAAATATCGATGACGTTGATTTAAAAGTGCGTATGAAGGCAAAAGGTGCCGGCAGACTTAGAGTAAAACAGATGCCTAATGGTGTAAATGCAAATGATATAAGAACATTTTTACGTGAGTATGAAATACAATGTGGTGAAAAAGTAGATTGTTTACTTGTTGATTATTTGGATTTAATGATGCCTATAAGTCAACGTGTAAGTGGCGGCGATTTATTTATAAAAGACAAGTATGTATCTGAGGAGTTGCGTAATTTAGCAGTAGAAAGAGACTTATTATTTGTTACTGCATCGCAGTTGAACAGAGGTGCAGTAGAAGAAATAGAATTTGATCATCATCACATAGCAGGTGGTATTAGTAAAGTGCAAACAGCAGATAATGTTGTGGGTATATTTACAAGTAATGCTATGAGAGAGAAAGGCAGATATCAGATACAGTTTATGAAAACTAGAAGCAGTAGTGGTGTTGGCACAAAAGTAGATCTTAGTTTTGATCCTGATACATTAAGGATTGAAGACTTGGGAGAAGATGAAGAAGACGCAATGACAGTAACTACAAACAACTTAGTTGATCAACTTAAACGTAGTAATTCAATAAAAACAGAAGATCCAGAGCAAACAAACACAATAGAACAAACGATGAACATGCGAGAGTTCCTGAAGAAAACCGACTTATAATGATAAATAGCATTATAGATAATATTTTTCTGGAGATAACGTGAAGAAAACCCGCAGTATATTAGAGGAACTTAATCAAATCTCTGTCGATAGAGACAGAAACCATGTGGTCTCTAATAGGGGAGAGCATGTTATCAATAGTGCTATAAATTTAATAGAGCAGATAGAAAATCATTACGATGAAAAGACTGCAAAAGACTTAACTAACAGACTGGTAAACAGTATCAAGGGCAAAGACGTTAGAAAGTTCTCCAGAGGTATTACTAAAATAATAAAAGAATCTCAGAGAGAACAGAAAGATGCTACTTGAGGATTTCAATAATATAATTCTAAACGAATCTCCTGCTAGTGATATGGGAGACAATATACCTAAGGACTTTCCAGTTAATGGTATATCTGCAAACACTATGCTTTTAAACCAAATTCCTAAAAGATATTTTTTAGGATATGTAGCAAACGAGTTAGATGCATTAGTGCAAAAATATTTCCAAATAGGATTTGATAAAAGAGGTACATTAGGTGTAGAAGGTAATTATTACATCTGGATAGGCGATAGTAAAGAAACTTCAGATGGTATAAAAAGTCCTACTGGAAAAGAAAGATACGAATTTTACAATCAAATTTATAATGCAGATATCACAAAAGATTCAAATGAAGATTTTGTGGAGTTTTTAAATGATCCTCCTACAACGACACCATCTTTAGAAAGATTAAAATCCTGGGCGGATGACGAAACTGGACAAGACTATGATCCCAATAATGGTTCTTGGTACAGGATAAAAGATAATGGTAGATTATTGGCTGTAGAAAGTAACAGTTTAACATTTAGGAAGTTAATGGCATTTTCTGGTTTTGCTGATAATCCAAATAGAGTTCCTGGACTTGATGTTGGTAAACGTAATTTAAAATTACTAATGCTTCATAAACAGGCATTTGAACTTAGAGATCAGCAGGACAGAGCAGAAGAACTTAGTAAACCATTAACAGATAAAACTTTTGTAGTTTTTCCAAATACTAAAGTAAAATTTCAATATAGAGGAACACCACCTAATGGAAATTGGTATAGAGTTTCTGATAATTTAAAAATAAATACTGGTTCGCCTGAACATGCAATACTTATGAGAGCAAAAGGCAAGATGCCAGATGGTAAAACAGAATTAAAACCAGCAGATAAAAATTGGGTTTTAAAGAAATTCGGTCTAATGAGAAATGGCCAATTCGGCGATGCTATTTTTGGAGAATATGGACAAAGATTTAGAATGCCTGACGAAAAAGGAAATAAACAGCCTGTACTTGCTAGAGTTTTAGGTAGTTGGGGAGATCTTTTAGGTGCCGGAGTTGCCGCCGGGTGGAAACAATTACAAAGAAACCAATTAGCAAAAGAATTCGATAGATTTGGAGATCTATTTGATGAAAAAAATCCAGAATCATTAGTAAATAAATTACCTGAATGGAGCGGACAACCTGACGGCTGGTTCAAATTAACTAGATTTTTAAAAGAGAAAAAACAAGAATACAACGAAAGTGTTGGTAGATCTGTAGATACAGAACTTAAATTACAAAGTGATGATCTTTATGAAGTAATTTTGTTTAGATTAATGAATATTATAGAAGAATTTGCTAGTGCTAATTTTAAAGAAGGCGATCAGGTTAAATATATTCCTAAAAGAATACTAGATGATATATTACAAAGAGGTAGAGAGGATGCACCAGATTATGACTTTTTTAAAAAATTTAGATCTGATGACTTTAATATTGCAACAGTTATTTGTCAAGACGACTTAAATCTAAAACAGGTGGTTGTGCAAGATCTTAACATGCATGATGATCTAAAAAAAATATATCCTATGGATATAGAAAAATATGACAAACCACCAAAAGGTGCAGGTCCTTATACACCTACATACAATTTGATTCCTACTAATGTTAATTCGTCAGAAGTTCAAAACTTTATTAAATTACATGATTTTACTCCAGATATATGGTTTGAAAATATTGGATATGATTTATATTATCAAGGCAATAGGAAACCTACATTTTTAACTAAATCAGACTACTTAAATAAATGCAAAGCAGTATATAAAAAACTAAGCGGCAAAGATTGGAATAAAAAACAAAGAGGCCAAATAATGAATTTACTAGGAATATTTTTTATAGAGCCTAGTAAATTAAGATCTGCCTCAACACCTAATGATGCTATTTTTAGGCAGTTTGATCAGTTGTTAAAAGATCAAGCAAGAAAGAAAGACGAGCAAGACAGGAAAGATGGAAAACCTACCCCAAGTGAAATGAAAAAATGGTATGCACCATTTGAATTAGGAGAAGAAGTTTTCTTCGTTGCACAAGAAAATGCTAAAGTGCCTGGCGAAATTACTAGAGGTGTAATTATAGAACCTAATATGCAAAGTATTGATAATCCAGATCGGGACACAAAAAATATTTATGTAACAGTAAGGACTGTAGATTCTCCAAAAGTAGGCTTTGCTATTGCTAAAAACAGATTAAAACGTAGTGCAGATGAATTAATAGACAGAGAAGAACAATTAGATTATTCAGCACAGGAATATGTGTATGGGCCAGATGGAGATCTATTCGGACAAGCATATAGTGTAAAATTAGATAAAAATGGAAAACCTTTAAGAGTATTTGTAGACGGCCCTGGTAAAGGCAGAAAAGTTCCTGACGATGCGCCTCTAAATATTGTAGACGAATATGTAAATGATAATATATTTGATGAAGATCCTCAAAACCCTAATAGTCCTAATTTCGGAAACTTTTAATGAAATTTACAGATCTACATAAAAATATTTTGAAAGAAATATTATTAGAAGCAGAGGGCAAAAATACTCATTTGGAGCATCTGGAAGATCATATATTTAATAAAGGATATGAGGGAGCCAAAGAAGCAGTAGATTATCTTCACAGTTTACATGAAATGCTAGAAGGCAGTAGTAAAACAAAAATATCTATGACAACAAAATGGGACGGTGCTCCAGCAATAGTATGTGGTAGAGATCCTGAATCTGGAAAGTTTTTTGTGGGTACAAAAGGCGTATTTGCACAAAGACCCAAATTAAATTTTACAGATAAAGATATAGAACAAAATCATCCTGATCCTGGTTTACAGGAAATTTTAAAAGTTGCTTTGGGTAATTTAAAAAAATTAAATATAGATACAGTTGTCCAAGGTGATATGCTGTTTAAAAAAGACACAGTTCAAACAGGTACAATAGATGGTGATGAGGTAGTTTATTTTAAACCAAACACAATTATATATGCAGTACCAGAAAATAGCGATCTAGCAAAGCAAATACAACAAGCAGAAATGGGAATAGTATTTCATACAGAATATGTTGGTGGACCAACTCTAGCAGACACTACTGCAAAGTTTGGGTACAATAGCAGTAGTTTAACAAAAAATAAAGATGTATGGTTCAGAGATGCCACAATTAAAGATCTTAGTGGTACAGTAACACTTACAGAGCAGGAAAGTGTTGATATGATAAAGGCTATTACAGATGCAAACAATTACCTTGAAAAAATTGGTAAACCAATGTTTGACTGGATAGGAAAAGGTTCTGATGTAATAGGTAAAGATTTTATACAATACTTAAAGGCTCACGTAAACAGTAATATCAGACAAGGATATATAGAACAAGAGCCTGCCAAATTTGCAAGTGAGTTCACACAAAGTTATATTGCTCGTATGGAAAAAAAGATAGATGGATATAAAACTGAAAAGAAACAAGAAGAGTATAGAAAAATTTTAGTGGATGGTGTAAAATTTTTAAAAGAGCATGTAAACAGTATTGTGGGTGTGTATGATTTATACACTAAACTGATTGGTGCTAAAAATTTGATAGTACAAAAATTAGAAACTATCAGGCAGATGCCTACATTTAAAGAAACAGAAAATGGGTTTGAGGTTACAGCAGAAGAAGGATTTGTTGCAGTAGACAGAACAGGAAATGCTTTAAAAATTATTGACAGATTAGAGTTCAGTAGATTAAACTTTGGTTCAGGGAGGCCTGGGGAATAATGAATACCATGACATTAGATCAAATGTTATCAAAGTTAAAAAAAGATATGGATAAAACTGGAACTGGTAATAATTTTACTAATGATTGGCTTAATTGGGTAGGTAAAAATAAAGTTTTTAAATTAAAAACTATTCCTACAGACTCTGTATCACCAGCAGATGGTTTAGTTCTTGATCAAGAAAATATAGATAAAATGTTTAAGAGTAATTTAAGTGATAGTCCTATTATTGTAGTTCATAAAGATGGCACCATTATTGATGGCAATCATAGACATCAAGCAGTAAAAAAACAAGGTGCTCAAACCATACAAGCCTATGTGGGTGAGGATAAAATGGAGTTAGATTTTATTGATAATGAAATAACAGAAGGCAGACTTTTTAGAACTTCTCGTAATTACCAAAACTTGACTGGACGTGATGTTGCTGATTTGTTTTACTTAACAACTTTAGCAATTTACATTATGGAAAAAGACTCCAAGCAATCTAAATTTGCTAGAGCATACGCAAAACGTACAACTCAATATGGTCCTTATGCTTTATTTAGAACACATGCAACTGATTTATACTTGTTGGGATATGTTGTAGATAATCCAAATAATGACAATATCAAATTAAAAAATCATATACCAAGTGTTGGTTTTTTAAACAGCATAAAATTACAAAACAGAAGGCATTGGAACTTTATTAGTAGATTAGGCAGAGGCGACAGAATAGACGGTCCTGTATCGTTTTTTATTGGTTTGGAAAATCAACTTAAAATAAAAGACAACAGATACAAGTCTTGGAGAAGGTTAGCAACTGACTGGCAAAATACAAAGTTTAGATCCAGACAATATGTAATAGCAAAAATTACACAAGAGTTTAGAAGAATAGGTGTTGGCAGTGAAATGATGACACCTTTGCAAACTATGACAAAATATAGAAGTTATCAATTATCAGACAAATATAAGAAAAAAGCAAGTACTGGAAGAAAAGTTGCTGGTGCAGTTGCAGGTGCAGTTGCAGGAAGATATGCAGGTAAAAAGATAGCACAAAAATTTGGCAAGGATATAGATAAATATAAGAAAGCAGGAACTGGTATCGGCGCAATAGCAGGTTATTGGGCCGGAGGAAGACAAAAACAATCATGAAAATAAACGATATAATTTTAAAAGAGGAATTAGACCAAAAAGAAGCCGATATGGTATATCAGGGACTAATTGCATCTGGTGAAGAATATGATAAAATGGTTGCGAGAGAATTTCAGATTACCAGAAACGATCCACGACATACTTCTGTAGATACTGCTCAACAGGCGGCAGAAACTCGTGCTAGAAACAAAATGAAAAAAAGCATAGAAAAAATTAAAAAAGCAGAAGATGATGGAAAGGTTACAATAGATCCAGAAAAAAATGTCAAAAAAAGAGATTACAGTGACAAATTTTATGGAAATCAGTATGTAGACAGAAGTTTTGTGGCAGATTTAAACAAATATATGCCTATTATTGGAGTAATGAACGAGCCTGCTACAGTTGGAAAGTTAGGAAGAGTACTTGGAAAAGGTTATGCTTCTGGAAAAGGCTTGGCATCTTTATTAGACCCTGGGGAACTTAAATCTCCTAGTAAATTAGGTAAAGGCTTTAAAGCAACCTAAATTTTTTTCCCTTAAAAAGATAAATAAATGTAACGGCGATAAAATATCGCTAAACAATTTAGGAGAAACAAATGGCACAAGCAGATAGAAGAGCGGCGGCACCAATTGAAGTATTTGGTAAAGATGTATTCTTGAAAAGTTTTCAACAACAATCAGGAAACATTTCTCAATCACAATTGAATGCATTAGTCAGTTCAGTACAAAATTTAAA